CTAAAATAACGATTGCTGACACTGCTTTGGCGTTGGTATTCCGTCCGACCATGTGCCGTAAATCAGCTCGACGCAATCTGACGTTTTACCTGCCCCACCTATGGTGTATTGATAGCTTACCTCAACGCACGGCAGATCCCGAAATAACTCGCGAATGTCCGGATGGTCATTGATCGATATGATCATCGTGCCCTGGATGTGTCTGGCAGCGGCGGCCAGCGCCTCATATTCATCCCATCCGAAATCCACTCCGTATCCTTCGGTCTGCCAGTACGGCGGATCGCAGTAAAACACCGTGTGGGGCCGGTCATAACGCTGAATCGAATCTGACCAGTGCAGATGCTCGATGGTGGCATTGGCAAGCCGAAAATGGGCGTCGGCGAGATCCTGCTCTATTGTAAATATATTGAACCGGGGGCGGCTGGTGGTCGATGTGCCGAAGGACTGGCCGTCGACTTTGCCGCCGAAGGCGAGCTTTTGAATATACAGGAACCTGGCGGCCCGCTGAACATCTGTCAGCGTTTCCGTCGGAGTGGCCTGCAGCCACTCCCAGTTCTGACGGCTGGTTAATGTCCATTTAAACTGCTTATAAAGTTCCTCTAAATGGTATTTAACCACTCTGAAAACGTTAATCACATCGCCGTTGATATCGTTTAATACCTCGACATCGGAGGACCTCTTGAGGAAAAATAGAGCAGCGGCGCCGCAGAACGGCTCTACATAGCACTGGTGAACCGGGATCAGCGGCAGAATACGGTCGGCAAGTTTGCGCTTGCCTCCAATCCACGGAAAAATCGGTTTAGGCATTACAACTCCTGTTTTTGATCCGGGTGCCGACGGGCTGAAACCCCGGCGCCGTCATTTGCCGTATGTCGGGCGATCGGAGATAGAGACACGGGGTTGCAGGGGGGATGCCGGTCCCTGATGTTCTTTAAGATTATTTGACGGCTTTCTCCTATGCGGTATTCAGCTGTGCCAGTTCCGTTTGCACCTGCGTCAGCCGGTTTTCCAGTTCGGCCTGTTTGTCGGTCAGGCCGAGGCGGATTGCGCTTTGAATTTCCAGATCGATCCGGATGGCCTCATTTTCCAGGTATTTTCGTTTTCCGGCATCAAGCCAGGTCTGAGGGGCGGTATTTGTCAATTGGCCGTTGTCTGCAAATACCGGCCGGTTCGGGTTGATATCGGCCGGCAGCGGGGCAAAGCCGGCCGGGATATCGCCGGTTTCGGGACGATGGGCCTGAACACATACGGTTTGATCTTCGTTCTGCTTGTAAACGTACATAGATAAATTACCTTTCCAAGGTATAACCCCAAACGTGCAGATTCTGATAGGCATAACTGGCGTTATAGTCTATAGCCGCATATATATAATTCGCACCATTTATTCTTAAATCAAACGAGCTTTTGTTAAAGCCGGCCGTATCATCATTACCTCCGTGAGAATTCGAGGAATGATTATCAACTCCTTTTTTATGATTTGATCCATCCGGGGAAAAAATTTGATAGTTGCCGTAATCATATTGTGAGGTAGAGCTTACCAGATGCAACAGACTGCACCCAGCAGGCACTGATGACGGCAAATTTTTTTGTGTCATGGCGTTAGACAACGTAGTACTTGTGTAGACCGTCTGCGGGTCCTCGAACCAGACCTCATCGTTGACCCTGGCAAATCCCACAAAATTCCCCGACGCATCGTTGTAGACTTCGCCCACCAGGCGCTTGTATATGTAGCCCGATGGCAGGGTCGGCGCGGAGCTGGACGTGGAAATCAGTCCGGTCACGGTGGTGCCGTTATAGATCACCCACAGGTAATACAGGGTCGAGACGGCTTCCGAACCCGTGTCCAGGCCGCCTGCGCCGGAGGCTGTGATATCGACGGTCAGGTCGACATCGGCGGCCAGATACCGGTGTCCGGAATTGGCGGACAGCACCAGTTCGTCGGCGTCGATGTCTGCCTGATAAGTTGGATTCGTTGCGTTGGTCTTGACCTTGAGGTTGTGCTTGTAAAAATCCCGTCTGTATACCATGGCCCATGCGTCCGATACGCCCGGTTCGGCGGCCGTCACATCGGCCAAATCCTCCAGCAGCTGCCAGTAGCGGCCGTTATGATGCACGCTGGTCGGTACGGTCACCGCGCCGGTCAGGTCCGCCCACCGGCCCGCAAAATTGGCGGATGCCGCGGCGGTATCGGCCGCGTTCTGCGCGTCGGCCGCGTCCTGGGCCACGTCGTCGGCGGTGGAATTGAGCTGGCCGTTGGCGGTGTTGAGCTCGGTGACCATGCCGGGCAGGGCGCCGAGCAGGGCGTCGGCCCGGGTGTTGAAGTTGGCCGGATCCGACCGGCTGGGTGCCGCCGGCAGCGCCGTGATGGTCTGGGTGATCGTCATGTTAAAAACCTCCTTTTTATGTCAGCCCCTTGATCTCCAGCTCGCAGGCGGAATGCACCGGGCCTTTGAGCACCAGCCCGAAATCGGCCACAAATCCGAGGATTTTCAGGGCATCGTAATCGATGCCGGCATTGTTGGCCAAAAATACCGTGGCCCGTCCGCGCAGCCCGGTCAGAATGCTCTGCACCCGGTCATAATCCGCGTTGTCGATCGACAGATCGATGTCCATGTATTTTGCAGAGGCACCGACGGCCAGATAGACCCGGCCGTCCTCGTCCGTGCTTTTTTTGGAATAGTCGGCGGCCCCGGTTTTTGCGCCGAACTCCGTGGTGCCGATGTCAACGCTCTGGCCGAGCACAATGTAGCCGCAGGCCGGATACAGACCGGATACGGCATGCTCGATGGTAACTTCCAGACTTCCGACGTGATAAATCGGAAACGAATGGATCACGTCATGATCGTAGGTGATTTCCGCGAAAAAATAGTCCCACCAGGTGCCCTCGACCTCGGCCGTCGGCAGGTCCACCTCGGTGGTATCGATCACGCCCTCGGTCGGATTCGAAAGCTCGAATGTGATCTTCGTGCCGGTACAGCCGAACACGGCCACGGTGTCGCACCGGCCGGCGTCCAGGGTCATCACGATCTTTCCCGCATCGGTCGCTTCGGTGCCGTCGGCGGCCGTCTGGGTGTTAAGATAACTGTCGGCCCATTTCCAGCGGTTTGTGCCGCCGAGACATTTCCAGGCGCTGTCACTGCTGGTCGGGTCCGAGTTGTCCGGCGGATAGTTGCCGACATTTCCCGCCTGCAGGGACTCGTAGCGCATGACCGGGATCTGGGTGATCCCGTCGGACGCAGTGGACACCTTTACGATATCGCCGGCGGCATAAGTGGTGCCGCCCGCGTATTCGGCTGTGGGGGTATCGGCCGCGATATTGCTTTCTTCCAGTGTGCCGAACTCGATATCCTTAGGGATGATTACGTTCATGCGGCCTCCGTCCGGGCCTGAGGCAGCCCCTCCCGGTCCCATTTTTTGATTTTGTTCAGCACCCGGTTTACGGAGGCGGTCAATTCATCGAGCCGCCGATCCGATGTCCGGGTCCCGGCGTTCAGGGTCCGCACGGCATTGACCTGGTCTTCATTGAGAGTCAGCTCACGTCCGTGCAGCAGCTCCCAGTGGCCGGTGCTCGGTCCGTCGGACCAGCCGCCGTGCCGAAGGCCCATGGACTCATGCCCGGCAAAGCCGCCGCCCGATCCGCCCGGCCCGGAACCGGCGTGCGATGGACCGCCACCGCCGCCGTCACCACCGCCGTAATTGCCCCAAGCACTCGGGTCCTCAGTAGTGTAGCTGCCGCCCCAGGGGTTGGCCTCGCCGTAAATGCCGGTTCCGCTCCATCCTCCGCCCTGCCGGCCACGGCCGGAGGCGTATCCGCCGTATCCGCCGTATCCGTGAGAGCCCGAGGAAACCCCTGCGTTTTCGGTATTGGCACCCAGCTCGCCGCCTTCCCAGCTCTTGTAAGCCAAATGACCCTTTCGCCAGCCCAGGGCCTCCTCAAAGGCGTCCCGTAACTCTTCGTGGCTGCGCATATTCAGCGCATCACCCAGCAAATCCCCGATAAGCGACCCGAAGGGCCCCAGCAGAGAGGCGGCCGGACCCAGGGCCGCCGATCCGGCCAGCTGGGCCAGCATCGAACCGAGTGAGCCCCATTTGCCGGTGATGCCTGTAGCCGCGTTGACGGCGCTGGGAATGCCGCCGAAGACCGCGGCCCGGGCGATATTCTGCAGACTGAACGCGCCGCCGACAAAATCCCCGAAATCGATTTTTCCCGATGCATACAGCCCCAGCCCGGCTCCGGCCCGCTTGCCGAAAGCGGCTGCGGTGCCGCCCCAAAACCCGGCCGCCACATCGCCGAATCCATTCCAGCCGCCGCCGGGTGTCCCGATGGCCAGGCCTTCCGCCTCGCTGCCGGTGGCCCGCCGAATCACGCCGGCCTCATCGGCCGGGATGATCATCTCGCCCTTATGCACCATGGCCAGATGATCCTGTTTCACATCGTATGCCCCGGTATCCCACCAGCCGAGCAGATCCGAGCCCAGCCAGTCAATCCCGCTGACCGCCGCATCCACCAGCTGCTGCGTGGCCATATCGCTGACCGTGTCGGTCACCGTGCGCAGCATCGAGTCAAACATGGAATCCCAGTAATCGGAAAAATCGTCCAGGTCTCCCTTGAGCCCGTCAAACAGGATGTCGGACATGGCGCCGGACGAGTTGTCCGCAAAATTGCGGACGATGTCATATCCGGTCTGGCCCCAGGTGGTCAGATCATCCCGGGAGTCCCGCCACCCGATCGCCACCGCTCCGAAAAAATCATCCGAGGCCAGCAGCTTTCTCTTTTCCAACTCTTCGTATTTTTCAACGAACCATTCTGCCACCAATGCCTGGTCATTGGTCACTTCGCAGTATTCGTCAGCCTGTTTTTCCAGCAAATCCAGCTGCAGATCAAAACTATCCTTGGCATACTCATCCAGATCCGAATACATGGATTGATAGGCCCGCAGCCGGTCGGCCGCCGCTTCCCGCGCGGCCCTGGTCGCCTCCTCATAGGCTTTTTCCTCGGCCTCATGCGCCTTGATGGCCTTATCCACCCCGGCCATCCGGGCTTTTTCGATGCGCTGCCAGGATGCGGTGAAGGTCTCCTCGACGGCCGCAGTCATGTCCACGGCCGTTTTTTGTTCCGCCGCCGCCGCATCCCCGGCCGCTTTGGCCTGCTGTTCAGCTGCTGTCACGGCCGCATCGGCCACCGCCGAGTGGCTCACGCTGACCGCCTCGATCTTGGACCGCAGGTCCTTGATTTTTGCGCCCACCTTGTCATAGGTGGCGTTGGTGCTGGCGATATCCTCGATCACTGACTGCGTCACATCCGCAGACGAGGCCCGGAATGTCCCCAGGCCCTGTTCGATGCTGTCAAACGGGTTGACATCCAGCAGGCCGAGCTTCACCATTCCGTCATATATCAGGTCCAGGGGCACCAGCAGGGAGCGCACCCCGCCCATCAGCTCATCCAGCGACACGGCGATCGCGTGGACCGCCGCGGTCCCGACCAGCTTGATGCCCAGCCATCCGTTATGGAAAAACCGCAGGGTTTCAATGGTGCCCCCGATCGCATCGGTCACCCACAGCACGCCCTCTTTGGCCAATGTGCCCATGGCCTCGTTGGAGATATCCAGTCCACCGATAAAGCGGTTGATCTCCCGGACCACCACCGTGGCCACCGGCAGCAGCCCCTCACCCAGCGCCGCCCTGGCGTCCTCGATCCGGGCGGTCATCAGCTTGGTCTGGTTGGCATACCCTTCCGAGGTGCGGGCCATGTCCCCGACGGCCGCGGTCGATGATCGCACGATCAGCGCGTAGGCCGCCTGGGCCTTGTCGCCGGCCGTCAGGGCATCGGCCGTCTCAGCCAGCCCCATGTTCAGCGCCTGCTGCTGCACCGTGGCGGCGGTGAGCACCACGCCGTATTTTTTCATCGGCTCATATTCACCGACCAGCGCCGACTGGATATTTTCCATCACCTGGGCTGTGCCCAGATTGTTGAACGAGCCCAGGTCCGCGGCCAGCTTGGTCGCTTCGAAGCTCATCTGCCCGGCGGCTTTGGCGTTCATGCCCATCGGCACCAGCAGGTCCTGCACCGAGGACAGAAATAATTTCGACTCCCGGGTCGACATGGCATAGCCGTCGACCAGGGCTTTTGACCACTGGCCGGCCGCCGCGGTCTGGCCCGCAAAGACGGTGTCAAATTTGGATGCCGTCTCCTGCAGGTCAGAGGCTGCATTGATCGAGCCCATGGTGGCCGAGGTCAGCGAGGAGACCGCTCCTTTGACCGCCAGCACTCCGGCCACCGCCCCGCCCATTGCGATCAGGGCTGAGGTGGTGCCCTTCAGGCCGCTGGTCAGCTGCTTCGAGCTTTTTTCCACCTCGCCCAGGGATTTTTTCCCCTGGGCGCCGAACTGGTCCAGCACCCGCACGGCCCCGTCCGAGTCGATCTGCAGCTTGATGTCAATGGTGGATGCGTTGGCGGACATTAGGTATCCTTATATTTGTAGATGGCCACCGGCCGGGGGGCCGGCAGGGCCGCATCGATGCGGCCCAGGTCGAGCCATTCGTCGATCGTAAGATCATCGGCCGCCAGCGGGTATCCGGCCCGTTTGAGGTCCAGCAGGCGCAGCAGCTTTATCGTGTATGGGGCCAGATCCGACCGGCGCTTTTTCGGGCAGTTCGCACACGCCCACTCCAGCCCCTCGGCCCCGACCTCTGCGATACACCCGGCCTCTTCGGCCTCGGTGCACAGCCCCCGTTTCAGCGCGGCCAGATCCTCGGTCAGTCCTGGTCCGGGTCCGTATCCTCAGGGGCCTCGTCAGCAGATGTCGGCATCGCCATGACCGGCGCATCAAACACCCGCGCGGCCAGCAGCTCCAGCATATCCGCCGCATGGGTTTTGACGTGCTCTTTCCATGCGGGGTCTAAAAATTCGGATGCCGGGTCACTGGACAGCGGCACATATTTGCCGTCTTTCAGCACCTCAAAATCTCCCTCCCGAATCCCGGTCAGAATCTTATGTCCGTATTTGATGCGGGTTTCGACAGTGCGGGTTTGCACCCGCCCGTTCTCGCGCCGGACAGAGTCATTCTGGTAGCCGATCCGCTCTTTGGTGGTCGGCATCCGGTAAAAAAGTTTAATATCCGTCCCGGACAGGTTGTCCCGGATTGTCAGTTCATTTTGTTCATCACTCAATCGTCTGGCCATCTGTCATCCTCCTGTTATCTGTTTTGCCATCAGCCAATAGCCATCAGCCATCAGCTTTGTTTACGCCGCGTAGGCGCTCTGCAGGTTCTTCACTTTCGCGATCACCGATCCGTAGGTCGCATCCTCGAGCACCTGAAGGTCCCCGGCCTCGGCCACCACCTTGCCGTCCACCGATACCGGCGCTTTCAATACCCCCAGTTTCGGAAACACGATATCCACCTGGTACTTGTGCGGATCATCGTACACCGCACCTTCCACCAGGATTCGCAGCCCGAACGTGTCGTTGGCCTCGATGTGCTGCTGCAGGATGCAGTCGCGCATCTCCCGGTTCAGGGATGCGGTCTGGGTCCGGCCGGATCTGAAATACCGGCCCGCATAGTCATCGCCCGCCCCCGGCACAAAGGATATCGTGCCGTTGTTGTTGAAGCTCCAGCCGATGGATTTCAGCTCGGCGGCCAGCGCCCGCCCGCCGGTAAACTCGGAACCGTTCCACGCCCCGCCCAGGGTCAGCGTCATCTGCGCCACCCGCAGCGGGGTCTCGGCGATCCGGGCCGGGAAGGTGCACCAGGCCGCCTCGGCCGGCACATACAGCACCTTGTAGTTTACGGCGACAGCGCCCTCGCCGGGCGCGGTGATCGTGATCACGGCCGGGCTGGCATCCGACACGGCCGAGCAGTCCACATCGGTCCACACGCCCTCGGAAAGCTCCGCCCGGATGCGCTGCACGTTATCCAGCCGCGTGGCCGCCGTGGCCCCCTGCACGCCGTTGGCCGCCAGGGTCAGCTCCGTGGCCGTCGGCAGGGCCGATACGGTCTCCTCGATCACCGAATCGGTATATTTGCCGGTGCCCTTGATCGTCGCGGCCAGCTTCACCCAGTCATCCGCCGCAAACGTCGCCTCGAACGCATCCACGAACATCGAGGCAAACCGCCGCTTTAAAATCACATCCCCGAAGCGCTCAGCCGCCGTAAATGACGGGATCGACCGCGATCCGTCGCAGTCGCCGGCTATCGGGGTGAGGGTGTGCTCGTACCCCGTCCCGGCCGCCGCCGTTGAAATCGCGCCCAGCCCATAGGCCAGGACAAAGGCGAAATGCTGGGGCTGGGCCTTGTTGAAGTTGAACGTGGTCCCGGCCGTTGCTCCCAGATGGTAGATCGTATCCGGCTCTTCCAGCCCGTGGGCTTCGTCGGCGTTGGTCTCCCGGCGCGGATCCAGATTGATCACATCGGACAGGGCGCACAGCATCGTGGTATCCAGCGTCTGTTCGGTGTTGATGGCCGTTTCTGCGGCACCTGCCGATACGGCAATCAGGTTATGGGTGGCTCTAAAGGATCTCATCTGCAGTCTCCTCAGTATCGATTTCAGGTTCGATTATGGTGGTTCCAATTATGACGCCGGGTCCGGATACCTGCTCAAACCGGTCCTCATACCCTGCAGGGATAGCAGGATAGGTTTTTCCCCGCTCGAATCGGGCTCCGGCATCCGCCCCGTCCACGACGGCAAACGCCTCCTGCCCGGGTTTTAATCTGTAGCTCACGGTCTGTCCTCCTCTTTTACGTAGTGGTAGGTGATCAGCTTGCTCTGCAGCAGGCGCTTGTCATCAGATGCCATCTGGCTGTCGTCCTCATTGGGCGAAAATGCCTTCTGCATGTCGGTGATATTCAGCAGGTTCTCATCGAGCACCCCGTGGATATCGGCCGCCGCATCCAGCACCCCGGGTTTGTTCCCATCGCCCATGATACTGGCCTCCGGCTTCAGCAGTTGCACGTATACGGCCAGGGTCACGGTCAGGGTCACTTCCAGCATGTTGCCGGGCAGCTCCCGCCGCCGGATGGTCCCGTCCTTGATGCCGATGCACGGGTACCGGGTGCCCGGCGGGATGAAATCCACATCCGGGGTGATGTACACATCCCCGGCCCGCACCCAGGCCAGGTTATTCGGTAACTCGGATTTAATGGCGGTTAAAAGCGCTTTCAAGATGTTTCGCCCTCCAGTACATAGTCTCTCAGTATGGCGATCAGCTCGGCCGTATCGGCCGTGCTCACGCCCAGAAACGGACGTGCCGGCATGTTCATTTTCCGGTGGTGGCTTTTGACGAAACCGACACCGGAAGAAACCTTCCGTCGGCCCGATGTCACGTTCCGGCTCTTGACCTTGCGCCGGTGCGCCCGGACCACCACCGTGCCGGCAAAACCCAGCTGGTGCACGGCCCCATAGACCACGTTGGTGCCGATGCGCACAAACGTGGCGCCGACCTTGTACGCCATGCTCTTTCGCAGGCGGGAGCGTTCGGTCAGGATCTTCGGTCCCTTTTTTTCCGCCAGTCGCCGGGCGGACAGCGGCGCCCAGGCGCGTCCATCCGGATCGTGCTCACGGGCAAACCGCTCCTCGGTCGCCAGCAGCATGTATTCACCGAAATTCTTCAGGACCGGCTTCAGCCCGCGGCACCTTGCCGCCGCCGCCTTGACCAGCGCCTGCACCTCGGCATCATCAATGGTGACCTGCATTGATATGCCAGTTGACACGCCGCCGCCCATCTAAAACCCCTCCAGGCTGGTGCGGGAAAAGATCCGCGGGTTCGAGACAATATTCGGCGTGTTGGCAGAGGCCGGTGTTTCATCCGGATCGTTTTCCCCCAGGGTGTTCTCCCCCCGGGCCACGCCCTTCAGATACGACACGGCATCGTCGCGATGCTGCCGGAACTCCTCTCCGGCCCCCGCGCGCCGTGAAAACAGGGTATACAGCGCGATGTCCACGGAGAACTTGCGGATCAGGGCCGGTACCGTGGTAAAGGGCACCGCGTAGCGGCGGCCGCAATAGCCGTTGACGATCGCGTCCGCATCGGCAATGGCCCGCGTCACCTTGCTCTCATCCACCGCATCGATATTCTCATCATCGGTCGCCTGGATCAGCTCATCCTCGCTCACGCGCTCCAGCAGGTCATCCTGCGTGCAGTAAGCCATGGGTTACGCCTCCGTCTCCATAAAGTCGCCGTCAGGTTCCTCGGTGTGGTCATGCACCAGCTGGATCAGGTCCGCCTTTAACGCTGATTTCGGGTAGTCGACCTCCAGTTTGCCCAGCAGGTCCTTGAGTTCCGGGACCGTCAGCTCTTCAACCGGCTTGTCGATCCGGGCAATCACGGCCTCCTCATCCACACCCGGCGGCAAAGGTTTGACCGGATCGGGCTTCTCCGGCTCCGCAATCTCCGTTACCGTCAGCATGGGCTCTTTTTTCAGCGCGGCCAGTTCCCCGGCCGCAAACCGCCCGTCCGGATACCGGACCGCTTGTTTGCTGTGGGCGATGCCGCACCGGCGAAAGCCTTCTCGCTTGCTTTTAATCTCGATCATCGGTTACTCCTTATCCTGTTATCGGGTCACCGGGCGGGCAGGGGACGCCCGCCCGGATCATCTATTCATCGGTTCATCATCCTTCGCCGGTCGATCCGTAGCTCATCTGCCACAGACCGTAGCCGCCGGCCGCGCGGGCCTCGGTACCGAACTTGAATTCCTTGCGATTGAACACGTCATCGCTGTCCGGGCTGGTCTGCTGGACAAACGTCGGCGCCTCGCGCTCCTGGTAGATAAAGGGCTTGAGCGGCCGGTTCGTCACGTGCAGCATCCACTGGGTGGTGCTTTCGATCCGCGGGTTGACCAGCAGCGTGGCCGTGCCCTTGTAGGGATTGGGCGTATCGTCGGCCAGTTTGTCGTTTTCGCACAGCAGCCGTCCGGTGGCCTCCAGCGCCGGGCCTACCTCGAGCAGATCCGGCACCAGGCCCAGGGGCCGGCCCTCGTCATCCTTAAAGCTCATGATGGCCAGTCGCGCCGCCCCGTAACTGGCCGCCGCCAGCGTTTGAGTGGCCGCCGACAGCGCCGCCGTGCCCTTGTTGGATACGCTCGAGTCGGCTACCGGATGATCGGTATCGTAGAAGTACTGCCCGTCATAGCAGACGTTTTCAAAGGCGTTGTTCTTCAGGTCCGCATCGATCTCGTCGGGCAGCTGCTTGGATGAAAATCCGGCCTCCTGGGCCTGGGGGGCATATATGCCGATGTTGTCATCCTCGATGTCGTTGCGGTCCACCGCCACGGTCGCCTCGTAATCGTCATTGACGACCGTGTACTTGTAGGCGGACAGGGATTTGATCACCTTGTCCCCGAGCCACTTGCGCATCTTCGGAAACCGGGAGAGCCATGTGTAATCGTTCTGGCCCGATCCCGACGGCACCTTCATCGTGGTTTTTTCCCACAGGGAGGGGGCCGCATCAAATGCCTTGTTGAAGGTGGTTTTCAGGTTGATGAAAACCGCTGTCAGATTCGATTTATTGACGATCATAAGATGTTATCTCCTCTTGTTGAATGTTAACGGCAACGCACTGCCGGACTTGCCTATGCCGTCAGCAGTTTCTTCTGGTACTCGATCCACGCGCCCAGCAGGATCACGTCATCGGTACCCAGGGTGCCGTCTTTCGGCTGTATGGTCAGCTCCATGGCCGCCGGATAGGCCGCCAGGTTGGCAAGCGCCAGAGTCAGCGTTTCGTGCTGCACCGTTTTGGCCGTGGCATCGCCGGTCATGGCGCTGGAATCCCCGCCGAAATTTGCATCCGCGTCATAGAGCGCATCAACCACGTTGTTATAGGCCGCCACCGTGAACTTGGTGGCATCTTCGGCCGTGGCCCCGGTTTTGGCCGCCAGGATGTGCAGGGTCATGTTGGCCGTCACATCCGCATCCGGCGGCACGATCACCTTGGTACCCACCGGCGTCGGGGTGGCATGATTGTTCCACCGGATCCCGAGACCCTTGGCGGTGACGCAGTATCCGGGCGTGGCACTGTCCCCGTCGGAAAACGCGGCCAGGGCCACTCCGGCATCGGTCATGACCGGCATCGGGATGTCAATGATCCCCTTGGCGGTCAGCAGGCTCTGGTAGATTTCCGCCAGGGCCGCTTCGACGGTAGTCTCGTCGGTATGCCCGTCGCTGTCGGCCACGCTGATGGCCGAGGCCGCATGGGCCGCGCTGGCATCGGCGATATGCGTAGCCACATCCGCCTGCTGGATGGCAGGCTCGATGTCGATCCAGGCATGGGTGGTATCGATGTATTTGGCAATGACGCCGCAATAGATGTTGTTGTCCACGTTGGCCGCAAGATCCACGGTCTGGTCATCGACCAGAAACACGTTATCGCCCACGTTGGCCTGCGTGATGGCGGTGTCCAGTATCGCCTTGAAAAGCCCCCGCCGCCGGAGGGTCACGTCAAGATCCCCGCTGGATCCGGACGCATTGTCCTTCTGTTCGGTCGCCACGCCTTCGAAGATCAGCCCGGAGGTATCGCTCCCGGGCAGGGCGTATCCGGCCGCATTCACGGCCGCAAACGCGCCGCCGTAGATCGTCACCGACTCGTACACCGGAAAATCCAGCTCCACGCCGTCCGCGCGTTCGATGGCTCTATCCTCACTTAATGCCGTCATAATGGTGCTCCTTATCAAAAAAGTTATTTGTTGGTTGATGGCTACCAGCTACCAGCTATCAGCTATCAGCTGTCAGCTGCCGTACTGCTTGATGTCCTCGGCCGATACGCCCATCAGCCCGGCCACCTGCATCACGGCCCCGTCCAGCTCGGCCGTATCCGACTCCGTCCGTTTGCCCGGCAGCTTGGCCAGCGGCACCACCACCGGCGCTTTGGCGACGAATGTTTTGAACCCCTCAAGATCCGTTTTGGCATAATTGATAGCCCAGTCTTGCTGATCCGGGGTGATCTTGCCGTCGGCCATGGCAGAGGCCACGATCTCGGCCGCATCGCGCGTGGCAAGCCTTGCCTGCAGGGCCGCAAACTCCTCAGCGGAGACCCCGGTTTTCGCGCCCTGCTTCAGCGCATGGATCGAGGCCACCACCGTGGACACATTGGCGGCATCCGCATCGGCCAGCCCGAGCGCTTCGGTCACCTCTTTGGCGATGATCTGTTCGGGGGCTTTGTCCGCCGATGCGATCAGTTCTTCGATTCTGGCCGTCACGGCGGCCTCTGTGGAGTCAGCCGCCATCTTCAGTTTTGCAATTAAAATGTCTAATAAACCCATATCGTCCTCCTTGTCTGTCATGCCCATCTTGGCAAGGATGGGCGTTAAATGGTTGGTTTTCGGCGTATTGGTCAGCGCGACGGACAGCAGGCTCACCACCCGTCCGTCGGTTTTACGCACCCCGAACACCGGGGAAAAATACCGGTATTCACCGCGCTCGATGTAGCCGGCCGCCTCCTCGGTCCAGTCCACCCGGGCCATGATGCCGTTTGCCTCCTCCCAGCGGAGCTCCCGAATCCACCCGGCCGCCGGCGCTTTGACGCCCGCAACAGACTGGTGCTCGTAATCGAACACGATATCCACCCCGCGTTTTGCCACAAACACCGCCAGCGTATCGTAGGCCGCCCGGTCGACCACAAATTTTTCACCGGTCAGCAGGGAGTTGGTCCCGGCGGCAAACAGCAGTATCCACTCCGGCGCCTTGCCGTCCGTCGCGTTGATTTTTGCAATGTGTATCAGCTTCATGGTTTACTTCTCCATTTAGATATTGCATAATAAATTCAGGCTTCGGCAACGCGGTGAATCTCCCGGCCGTGCTTCCGCCGCTTGCGGCGTCAGAAAGCTGAAGGAGGGATATGGGAGTCCTCCCCGGAGCCTACCACTCATTACGGACCACCGTGCCTTTTTTGCGCATCCGCGCCACATCGGCTTCCCCGCTCAACCGGTACGAGGTCAGGTAATTGGCCGTGCCGGTGCGGGTCGTCTTCACCGCCGCATGATAGATATTTCCGTTGGCCCGGATAAAGACCAGCGTCTGCCCGCCGTCCTGGACCACCAGCTGCGCGGTATCGATCCGCTCCGGCAGGCTGCGGTAGTCGGCCAGCGCCAGTTCGTCATGAGCCGCCTTGTTTTTGGCCAGGGTCTCGCTGCTCAGCCACACGGTTTGCCGTTCCGCCCCGATCTGCGCCTGCATCTGCGTATCCATCACCGCCACCGGAAACTCCCCGGTGATCCGGCCGTCAACAAACCCTTCAAAGGCCGGCTCCCGCACATAGGATTTCATCCACTGCCGGGCGATATCCGTCGGCAGGGTGTCAAACTTGTCGGCCAGCAGCTTGTAGCTTTCGTCCGCAGCCTTGCCCGCGTTATAGGCCCAGCCCGGATCGATGCCATCCGGCACCTTGCGGATCTGTCCGGTGGCTTTATCCGTCCACTCATAGGTGCCGCCATCGGGCGCCGTGTCCGGCGCATCTTTTCCGAGCCTTGCCATGTCCCGCTCCGAAAGGGAGAACACCGAGCACTTGCACCCCCAGCCGTTCGGCGGATAATGCGTGTCCCACCACGGGTCATCAGCGGGCAATACCAGCCCGTCCCAGGCCAGATGCTCGGGCCTGGGCGCCGCACTGTCTCCGTGCCGGTACTGCAGATACGGCCGCCGGCTCATCACATCCGGATCGGTCATCTGCTGCCACCGGCCGGCCGCATAGGCCGTGTGCACGTTGGTCTCGTAGATCACGCGCGAGCGCCAGCCCCGGCCGCCATTGTAGCTCCAGCCGTGTTTTTCCACGATCGTATCAAAGTCTTTTTGAAACGCCTCCAGGCTCGTGCCCTCTGAAATGGCCCGATCGACCGCGCCCCTGAAATCGGACAACAGGTCCGCCTTCATGGCCCCGGCGATCATGAATCCTTTCGCGTGCATGTCCTGCCACAGATCCGTCCACCGGGCCGTGGGGATGTTCACCTTGTCCCGGAAAAATTTGATGGCCTCGTCAAACGGCAGATCCAGATACTCAACCGGCATGGGTGCCTCCGATCAAAACCCCATTAAAACCTTCTTTAAAATCGTTCATATGGCCCGATCTTGAATTTTGCATGCCCTTACACCCGTTTACCCTTCAGCCCCGTTATCGGCCGTATAACTGCCCGCCAGATTTGCCGCGGCCATCGCCTGGGCAAACAGCCCGGACAATGCCTCCGGCGCCATGTCCGGAAACAGGCCGGCCAGTCCGTCGCGGATCTCCTCCAGGCTTTGGGCAGATTCAACCAGCCGCCGCACCGGTTCGAGCAGCGCCGTCATCATCGGATCCGCCTCGGCCTCCAGCCGGTCGGCGAGCGCATCGGAGGCATCGGCACCGCCTGTCGGCATCTGCTTGGCCACGATCATCTTTGCCATCCGGGTCGGGCTGGCCGGTTCAATATGGATCACCGCCTCCCCCTGTTTCGGCTCCGGAATCTTGAATTCTTTCCGCAGCCACGGCACGGGCATTTCCAGCCCCCGGTCCAGCATCTTGACGATCCACAGGGCTTTGTTGTTCAGGTCCTCGGTTTCTTCCCATGGGGCCTCATACTTCGGCACGGGCGTATCCCATCCAAAGTTGAACCCCACGATCGGACGGATCAGCTGACTTCGTACGGTTGAGGCAATCGCCCGGGAGTCGGCCTTCAAAAGATCCAGCCGCACCCCTTCATGGGTCTTTGCCGCCGCATAACTGCCCCCGCCACCGACCTCGGCAGAGAGCGTCTGGCCGAGGAGTGCCTTGGACACTTCCCGGTTGCCGAACTCGGCCAGGGCCTTGTAAAGATCCCCGGTGGCCGTACCCCGCACCGTTTCCACAAACTCGATCTCGGTCGCCTTTGAAATCACCCCGGCCGCATCCGATCCCAGGGAGGAGATGGCCGCATACAGCGCCGCCCGGTCCTCATCCGATGCCCCGGAATCATATTTGCCCAGCCGAAGCGGCATGCCGTAGACTTCGCAGAACGTCACCCAGTCCTTGATCGCGTAGTTCTTGAACAGAAACCACCACGCGCACACCCGGTAAATGCCGGAGCGGGTCGGGTGCCCGCTTTTCCCGCCATAGCGGTGAAAGAGCACCTTCCAGGCCGGGATTTCATCTCCCATCGGGTTTTCATCGGACATGAGCACCGGCGTTTTCCGGACGTATCCCTTCGGATCGGTGAACAGGAGCCGCTTCTGTTCGACAAACTCGAGAGACGATGGCAGGGCCTGGCCGCTGGATACATCCCAGTCGATCTCGAGGGCCGAATAACCCTTGCCGACGGCATCCTGAAGGCTGACCAGGCAATCTTCCCAGTCGGTCACCCCGTCGATAAACTCGCGCACAAAGTCGGCCACCCGCGCATCCCGCGCATCATCGGTCGCAGGGGCCACGGTAAAATCCACGGCCAGAATCACGTTTTTCCGCTTGCTGGTCTCCCCGATCAGGTGCCCGTCGCGCTCCTCGATCTGCTCGAACAGCTCCGCCTGCTGTCGTACATCCCCGCCGTCGGCAGATACGAACATGGCCGCCAGCTTCCGGGGCGTCAGCCCCGCGGCCGCATACTCCCGCCACGAGTCCAGATAGGGCGCCACGGCCAGGGGCCGCCGCTCCGGCGCTTTGGCCTTTGGATACGGCCGCCCGAATTGATCCACGATTCTATGCATCAGAATATCCCCTTACCGGTAAATCGGCGCTTGCCGAGACTTTTGTATTCCACGGGTCCGCCCCCACCGCTCCGCGTGGCAAAATGCCCGAGCGCCAGTGATATGGCCGAATCCCCGTGCCGCTTGAAATCGGCATCCTTGGTATCCTTTGTCCGCAGGTTCGGCAGCTTTACGATGCCGTCGATCCGCTCCAGGGACCGCAGATCGTTGAGCACGTCCGCATCCCTGCCGATATCCATCATCTGATCCTCGAACGCGTCCACAAACGGCCCCATGTTGTCCCGGTACCAGGCATCGTTGAGCGTCACTTCATGGATGCGGTCCCGGCCGTATTTGTCCGCCGTAAACTCGGCGATGGTCTGGCCGTTGCCCGTGGCGTCCATGGCGCCTGACCGAAACCGGGGAAGCCGGTCGATCACATGCCACAGGATCTGCTGCTGATGCCGGGTCGGTACGTTATGCAGTTCGATAAACCACGGCACGCGCCGGGTCAGAGGCTGCTCGACGGTCATCGGGTTGAATAGGGCAAAATCACAGTACCGTGAGTAGTCGAAGCCGAAATGATGATCCCGCTGTTTGTCCAGCAGGGCGATCAGCGGATCGATATGCTGCCGGGTCCAGTCGGCGATCCAGGAGTCCCGATAGGCCAGCGTCCGAAGCGCAAACTCCGAATCCAGTGCCAGCCGCACGATCGGCCGCACCTCCCGCATGCACGCCTCGATCAATACGCCCGGAATCGCCACCCCCGAGCCTTCCCGCGGGATCGCGTCCAGCTCCTCGCGCATGGCCGCCTTGTTCGCGCCGTAGGCCCCACGCACCCGCTGGTACCATTCTTCCTTACCTTCTGCGCTCGGTGTCCATCCCTTGAGCAGACACACCCGCTCGTAAATGCCGTTGGCCACCGCATCATCAAAGGTGACATGCAGAATCTTGAAGGCGTAAAGCCCGGCCCGGGTATCCCGGATCAGCTGGTTGAACGGATTTTTTGCGCCGTTATGTGTGCTGATGATCCGCAGCTTGCCGCCCCAGATGATCAGCGCCAGGGCTGCATCGATCACCGCCTGTACGTTCGTATGAAATGCCGCCTCATCAATGATGACAATGCCCTGCAGCCCCCGGATGCTGGCCGGGTTGCTTGACAGCGCCACCACCTGAAACCCGGAGGCAAACCGGATCCGGTAGGCGGTGATGTTTTTGGTGCTGCCGTCCGGCTGCTGGTCTTCAAACAGGAACACCTCTATGCCGTGCCAGCCGTCTGCCATGCGCATGGCCATCACCCGGGCCATGTGGGCGCAGTAACCGATAAACTCCAACCCTTTTTCTTTTGTATCGCCGATATAATAGACGTTGTCCCCGCCGCCGGCCTTGCTGCTGGCCGCGGTGATGGTCTCATTCAAACCGGTGGCATACGTGATGCCGGTCCGCCGCCCCTTTTCGGCTATGCAGAGGGGTTCCTCCTGACACAACCGGAGCCAGTCGCGCTGATGTTTCATCAGCACGCCGTCGGCCATCGGGTTATGGCCCGCCGGAATCTCCCGGACGCTGGCCGGAAGCTCTTCCCGGTCCAGGATCCGGACGACATCACCGGGTTGTGTGGCAGGTTTTTTGCTCATTATTTGCTGATCCCCAGTACCTGTTCACGCCAGAATTGCGCCTGTTCTTTGTCCAGCCCCTGCTGCCGGGCCGTCTCCTCGACCACGTCGGCCGCCTCGGACAGTGCCCGCTTGCGGATCTCCTCCTCGCGCTTGACGTTTTCACTCGACGCCTTTTCCAGCCGTTCGATGGCGATCGCCATATCCTTGAGCATCTTCGGTTCGATCGGCGCCTCGCCCTCGGCCATGGCCATGGTGGCCTCAAAGGCCAGGGTCCGCACCATCTCGTTTAACAGCTTGCCCACTTCGCCCTGGGGCGCGGCCCCCAGGCGGCCGATCCACATCTTTGCCACGTCGCGGGACTGCCTCAGTTTGGCCCCAACGGCTTCCATCTTCACCGCATACCGGTTGACAGCGGATTTGCTGACCCGGTCCGGATGCCCCTCGGCCTCCAGGATCGCATTGATCTGCCGGGCGGCCTCGAGCTGGGTCACCCGCGGATCCCGCAACAGCTCCTGCAGCTGGGTGCGGATATCGTCCGGCAGTCGGTCGATGGTCGATACCTGATGCCCCATGATCACCCTCTCGGTCTCGGGCGTTTGACGCCCGGTACGACGGCGCGTCCGCAGGCCGCATCCGACCCGCGCTGCGTGAGCGTCGCCACCAGCACACTGACCACGGTCTCCAGCTCCACCAGACCCTGCTCGGCCAGCCATTGCAGATCCGTCCGGACCCGGTCCCGGCTCACATCGTGGCCGAGAGCCTGCAAACAACTCTGGATCACCGACTCATTCAGCCGGTATCCGGCGTCTTCTTCCAGCGTCCGCAGGATCACCAGGCGCCGGTCGGCATCCATCAATTCGGCGAAACCGTTCATCCGTTTTTACCTCCCCCCTGATTGATCAGAAATTCGTTCATCAAGTCCGCCACCCGGTTGAGTCCCCCCAGGCGGCCTTTCATTTCCCCGAGTTCGCAGGTGAGCAGCCGGATATCGGCGCTCAACCGGTCAAACTGTTTCTGGTCCGGCAGGTGTTTCAGGTCGGACCGGATCTCGATGATGTCCTTTTCACCGGCCGTGACCCGTTTGTCGATCTCCGTCACCCGGACGTTGGTCGCCTGGTGTCTGCGGTTGATCCACAGGTATATGGCCACCAAGATGTTAAACCCCCATTGCCCGATCCCGATCCAGAACCGCCAGGCGGCATAGTCGATATCCATCCGTTATCTCCCTTGTTCGAGGCGCATCTGGCACTCGACGCATCGGCGGCATCCGGGAACGGCACGCTGCCGGGCTTTCGGGATGGGTTCCCCGCAGTCGATGCAGATCCCGGCCCCGTCGCCGTCCTCCGGCCTGGCCGCGTAATGATTATCAAGGGCAACCTTCAGGCGCAGCGCGCTGTAGTCGGCGGCCCGGTCCAGATCATCTGCCATGCCGGTTACTCCGCTGCCTGACCGGTTTTTTCCGGCATGCCTTCGACAAAGGCTGATTTACGGAACGGCACCAACAGGGGTTTGCTCTGTCCCACCGCCTGCTCGATCTTGCTCTTGATATACGAGTCGATCGGCCCGACCGCCGCCTCGGCCGCCCTGGCCACCGCGCCGGGCAGCTGATTTTTGATTCGTTTCACGGCATTGACCTTGATCTGCAGCGCTGTGGATTTATCCAGTTTACTGCCGGATGCTTTCAGATCCCCGACCACTGTCTGGTTCAACTCGTCCACCACGGACTGGACCAGCTCTCCGACCTGGCCCACCGCCGCGGCCGCCGCTTCGTTCTTCGTCTTTGTCTTGACCAGTTTCACGGCCTCGACCGTGCCCCATCCCAGTAAGCCGCTCAAAAGGGTGCCGACGATCGGCGCCACCGTGTTGATCAGAATGCCTGTTAAAATGCTCATGATGTCCTCCCTGATGGTTATTTGAGTAAATACACATAGCGGCCGTCCACGCGGGTCCATAGCTGTGGGCGCCGTCTCATGTCCGTATGAAAACCGACCGGCAGCGAAAGACTGTTCCATTGCCAGTCGTAATAGCATCCAATACCGGTAAAACCGCTCTGCAGAACGGCCAGCGCCTGGGCGCGCGGGTCGGCGTCCGTGACGAAATGCCAGTCCACGGCACTGCACCCGGCCGGATTTTTCGCGTAATGCAGCGAGGTCGCGCTGTGCCCGGCTTTGCGCACACACACACAGCCGCGCAACCCGTAACGGTTGTGGGTAACGATTTTCCACCCGGTGCGTACCCGCAGATCATTAAGCGTGTGGATGGTCATCGGGTTCATATAGATCCAGCTGCCCGGGGCTTCCGGATCGTCAAACTCCTCGGGGTCGAAAAAGTCAATCTCGGTCCAGTCGATGGTTCGCATACATATCCTGCAGGTTGAGGCCGGAAACCGGCCGGGTTGGTGGAAGCGGGGGCGGCACGCGCCGCCCCCTGTGGGCCGTTCGGGTCAGATGCAGCAAGAGGTCAGATAAATACGGATGAGAAAAAGAAAACGCGCTCCGGATGCCTTACACGTCCTATATAACGTGCCGGCTTCCGAAGCGCGTTCCGGTTCTGCAGGGTTTTGCAGTGCTTGATGAAAAAAGTTGATTTAAGTGGGATTAAAAAAGGGTTGAAGGGGGAGGGACGCCCGGCCCGAAGGCCGGGTCTGTAGGATTAATATGGATCGGTTCCGTGCAGCGGGCAGTCAGGGTCTTCAACGCCGTCATAACAGGTGCAAATGTCGCGGATATCGCTGCAGTCAGGGTCTTCAGGATAGTTGCGGAGCTTGATAATTCCGTAAACGACCGCATCTGTTAAACGGTTGATAATTGGGTCGTTTAGATATGCAGCTTTCGTTTCATCTGGCGTTGGCGGTGCTGAAATGCGCTCCACCATTATTCTTTTGTAATGCAAAAATGCTGCCGCAATAAGCCCTGTAAGGACCTCCGTCGATTGTTCTTTTTCCATTTTTCCTCCGTATAACCAAGATTATCACATCACCCGAACAGCGGCATTTGGCGCGAATCCACCCCGTGCCGCCGTTCATACGTGTTGTTGCGTTCGATGAAGGCGACGAGCTCGTCGTATCGCACCCGCCGCTGACGGCGCATCAGAAACGAGTCCAGTGCATCGGGCCGGCAGGGCAGGCCGGTATCCGGATCCACTTCGAACCGCTCGGTCAGATACCAGAACTGGCGCTCGCTGATCCCGAGGATCCGCTGCACCTCGCCGGGCCGATAGCTCGCCCGTCGGGGCAGCCCCTCGGCCGCCAGCATCCCGTCCAGTTTTTTCGCCGCCTCTGCCGTCATGCCTGTCCCCTATGCCGCCGCCCGCGCTGTCCGATGCGCAGGGCGTTTTTGCCGGTTATACTCGGCCATCACCTTCAGCCCCTGGGCACAGTTCCGGCATCCCGGATCATATCGTCCCGCGCCCCGGAACCCCCAATGCACACCCCGGCCGACTCTGTTCGCCCGTTTCTGCCGGGCGATGCAGGTGGCGACCGGTATGGTGGCGCTGTATTTTTCGCAGTACATCCTCATAAACCCTCCTCCTCACTCAGTCCCCAGTCCTCGTCACTGATTCCTTCCCCCACGCCCACACCACCTCCGGCACCGGCATCTCCGTGCCGCAATGGGCGCATTCCATGCCCACGTTGCTGCCGGGCCATGTAGGTGTTGACCGTCCGCATTTTCTTGACCGTATCACTGGCCATCTGGATAATCCTCCATCATGGTTTTGGACGCCACCGTCACCCGGCTCAAAATGTAGCACCCGCGAATCCCGTTTAGCCACACCACCGGCGTGTGCCCGGAAAGCACTTCTGCCGGATACCGCACGGTGGTCCTGAAGTCTTCGCCATTATCCAGCTTGACGATAACCTTATCCCCCGGTCGGCAAATTTCGTTAAATGCGTCAACCCCCTGCTGCATGTCTTCAAGTGTCTTTCTTTTTGCCATCATCAGCCTCCATCTGCCTCCAGCCATCAGCCATCAGCTAAAGCCTGTCATCCGTCTCCCGCCCATTCCGCCGGGCATCGATCATCAGCGCCGCCACGATCTTTCGCAGCTCGTCGGCATCGCACCACTGCACCCGGTCCACCCCGAACATGTGCTTGGCCATCCCGTGCACATAGGCCCAGGGGCGTCCGGCCTCGGCCAGACACGCCTCGATCCGGCGCATCAGCCCCGCCGCATCCCCCAGGCCCCGCATCTTCGGCCGTCCCGGATAATCCTTCTTTTTCCCGGCAAAGCCGGCCGCCGCCAGGTGATCGAGCACCTTGCGGCGGCCGGCCGCCGTCAGCTTGCCCGCGCTGTCCACACCGGCCACGCTGCGCAGCATCTCCCGGTACGTGTCCTCATCCATGCCCAGCTGCTTTTTCGCGATATGTATTTTGGCCAGATCCGTCCGGCGCGTATCCTTTGCCATCTGCCTACACCCCCGCAATGTCCAGGCAGATCGTCCGCCAGGTGCCGGTCGCCGCATCCCGCTCGGAAAACTGGATATAAGCCCGTCTCCCCGCCACATAGATCGCATCCTTGATGATGCCCATGGCTTTTACCCACACGGCATCATTGATCTTGAGCTTCAGCAGCCCCAGGATACGGTCCCGGTCCAGCTGGCCTTTCTTGTCCACCTTGAAGGCATCGTTGATCAGCATGATCAGCCGGTCATCGGCGTCCTTGGACCAGCGCTTCACGCAGTCATCGATCAGCTGCTTGGCCAGCTCGATGCGGCTGTCAAAATCAATTACCTTCTGGACCTTGACCGCCACCCGCTTCCGTCCGGCAAAATCGGTCAGCTGCTTGTTGCCGCCCCGGGTCCGCGCCTGTACCTCATAGACGTTTTCGAGCTTTGCGAGGTAGATTTCAACGTCCTCAAACGCCTGTCGTTTCAGCCGCACCAGATCCTCATGCGCCTTGGTAGCCCGCCGGATCATCTTCTCCACGATCCGGTCACAGAGCTTGTCCTCCGGCCGCACGTGACGGGGCGGGACTGCGTCCCCTTTGGCGTCGATCCACCAGCCGTTTTCATCCTTTACTGCCATCTGTCACTCCTTCCGTTTCGATGATGCTGTCTGCCTGTTTCCTGAGCTCCTGCAGCCGCTCCTGCCGATTCGCCGGCGGTGTGTACCCGGCCGGTTGCCGATTCGCTGCAGGCTCGGCAGACGCCGCCTTTTTCCCCATCGCCGCCTCCCGGATCTCCCGGATCTGTTCCCGGCTCATCGGCTCGATCGGCGCCGGCTCGGCCATATGCGCCCGGCCGGTGCGCAGCCCGCCGGAGCGTTCCTGCCGGTTGCGCGCATACTCGGCCGACCGGTCCGCCTCGTCGGCCAGGTCGTAGGCGATCGAGGTCAGATACCCGTGGCTCTTGAGCGGCAACTGCTTGGGCGGCCGGTCGGCAATCCGTTTCAATGCCTCGACCCATACCGAGGCAGGGGCAGGGCGCGCTACCTTCCCGCGCCACTGCACCGTACCGCACCGGGTCAGCGTGCACAGCTCTTCCACCAGCTTCTCCACCCGCTTCCAGGTCAGCCCCCGATCCGCTCCCGGCCGGAACAGCGCCAGGTACCCGAGCACCTGCAGCGGGATATCCCCCGGCAGGCGGGTGACCGCCACCAACGCCCGCTTGGCGTGCTCATCCACGGTAAACGCCTCGATGCTGCCGATCGTACCGCATCCCGGACACGTCAGCCTCATTGCTCACCCCCGTCCACCCGATGTTTCACGCCCAGGGCGTCGAGCCCCCGGCGCAGTGCCACCAGCGATGTTACCGCCGCCTGTCGGGCCTGCTGACTGTCCCGATCCGTGATCCCGATCTCCTGCACATGCAGAAACGCATCATACAGATGCATGTGCACGTCATCGATACCCTGCTGCCGGCGTTCCTGCCGGGATGGTTTAAAATTCATACCGCCCTCGCTTTTTGTGTTTCAGCACGTCCGGCGTCAGCACCGACACGCACGTGCCGTCGCTCGGGTCCATGCTGATGATGATCGCCAGTCCCGGATGCCAGTACAGACTCAACGTGTTGTATCGGGATCCGTCCGACAGTTTGAACCGCTTGCCGGTCTGCACCCGCACGCAGTCGGCCAGCAGCCCCTGTACGGTCTCCACCGTCGGGATACTGCCCACCCGACGCTTCCAGTTGTCGACGAAATGGTTCGAAAAATTGATCATGTTACCTATGCCTCCGTTTCCGTTACTCAGTCCTCAGTCCTCATCACTCAGTCCTGCGTTTACACTCCCGGCACGCCTTCCACAGCCATGCCCGCTGGGGGCTCGACACGGAAAACGGCTTCTTTCGTTCGGCCGCGCACCGGCTGATCGGGATCTCGCCCAGCACCGGGCACATCACCGTGGCCGGATCGTACGCGTCGGTCACGGCCCGCATGATCTGGTCCAGGCGTCCCCCGTAGGTGCCCTTGAGCACCTGGTTGACGGCAGACGGCGAATAGCCCAGCTCCCTGGCCACCGCCGCCTGCCCTTTGCCTGCCACTGCCTGTTTGAGCAGCGCCATCGGATCACTACTCATCCGTCACCTCCCGTCTCGTCTGCCAGGGGCTCACACGGCTGCGCGATCGGCCGCCCGCAGCGTTCACAGCGCACCGGATAATCCGGCCCGATGTCGCGCACCAGCCGGAACGTCTGATACACGCCCCGGATGCCTTTGACGTAACTCCCGCACCGGGCCACATACCCGTGGGTCTCCAGCGCCTGGACAAACTTGCGCGCGTTGCAGTACTTCGCCTCGGCCGTCCGGCACAGGTCCGGCAGCTGAAACCGGCGCAGAATGCGCATGCTCTGCCACATCCGCCGCCGGCAGGTGTTCTGCTGTGGCCGTGCGGCCGTCATTCCCTTCTTTCCCGCCATTGTTACTGATCCCTTCTGTTACGTTTAAACCGCGGCTGATCGAAAAACAGCGGCCGGTTGCCCCAGTCTTTGAGCGTGACCGTATCCAGCGTATTGAGTACGCCGAACTGCTCCACCCGGGCCAGGGCCGTCACCATTCGCCCGATGTTGCTCCGGGCCGCCTCCAGCACATGGCCCAGCAGATCATCGGCCACCTCGACTTCGCACACGGTATCGGCCAGCACACGGGCGTCACTGGCGTCGATGCCGTCAAACTCGACCCACTGCGTGATCCGGCGGGCGAACTTGCCCCGCTGCTGGATCTTTCGGGCGAACTTCTCCATGCCGATCAGCACCACCGACGAGCCGGTGATATCGTAAATATCGCGCAGGGCATCGAGCATCTGCGCGCTCTCGAACAGATAATCGGCCTCGTCGATAAAGATCACGCGCGGACGCTCCATCAGCCGCCGACCGGCCGCCTCGATCATCGGCGCCCGCCGCCGCATCGGCTCCATCCCCAGTTCCACCATCATCGCCCCCAGCATGCTGGTGACCGTCCAGCAGGCGTTGGCCCGCAAAAAAATGCCGTCCAGCACGTTGGACGCATAGGCCACGCAGGTGCTCTTGCCCTCGCCGGGAAGCCCCCACAGAAGCCCCATGCCCTCGACGCCCCGGGGCCGGTCCATCAGGTCCCGAACCGCCGCCAGCATCCGTCTTACGTTCTTGGTCATTGCCATCTCATACCTCATCCAAACCTCCTTCCGTCTGATTTACCGTCTACTGCTTACTTCCTACTGCTTACTGCTTACTTCCTACTTCCTACGGCTTCCCCCGTCTCCAGATACCGCTCATACGCGGCCATCCACGTCCGGTCGGCCGTCGCCACGGGGCGTCCGGCCTCCACATCCTCGAGCAGGTACTCATATTTTTCATGCTCGGTGGCCGGCAGCGGCCGCGCTTTTTCATCGGCCAGGCGGATCACCTCGGCCGCCCGCGCGTCCTGATCGTCCGTGATCCCGATCGGATCGGTACCGGCACCGGCCGCGTCCATGGCTGCCACGGCTTTGGCCGCTTCGTCCATGGCATCGGTGGTGTAATCGACGCTCGGTTTCGGCATTTCGGTCACGTTGGAAAGCTTCCGCTTGTGATGGGCCAGAATTTCGGCGCCGATGGTGCGCGTCTGCATCTCGGCCGCCTGTTTTTTCAGCCGCTTTCGGCCTTCGGTATACACCTGTGTCTGCTTGCGTTTGGCCTTGGCCGCCAGCTCGGCCCGGTCGATGCCCTTCCTCTCCGGATCCACGGCCCGGCACAGAAACTCGCCGCTCGACAGGTAGCAGTACACCACCCCGAAATCGGTCGGGTCGCAGAACACCTGCACGGTGTCCGCTTCGTGGCCGATCATGTCCATGGAATAGTAACAGCCGCGGTCCACCTGGACGCCTTCCTTGCCGATGATGCGCCGGCCGCCGTCCCCGGGCGCGGCATACAGCAGCACGTCCAGCGCCCGTTCGTCCGTGATCCGCCGGACCGGCGCCGTCCATTCGCGCACCATCTGCATCGGGGTCTTGCCGCCCAGTCCCCTGTGCCCCTGGTGATGGTACATGGCCTCGCACCAGTCGTCGCAGATCTGCTGGAACTCGGCCGCCGTCATCCGGATCTCGATCGGGTCCTGCCCCTGCTTGAGCAGCCGTTGGGCAAAGGTCCGGCGGGCCTCGATGGCCTTGCGATCGTTGATGTTGTGGCCCACGTAGCCGGGCAGCAGCTCGCAGAGGTCATGGGCGAACGTGCGGAAAAACCGTTCGATATGCGGCTTTTGTTCCGGTGAAAACGGTGTGCACAGCCGCTGTTCGATCTCCAGTGACGTAAACACCCGCACCAGGTGCCGGGAGACGTAATCCGAACCGTTGTCGGTCTTGACGGTCTCGGGCACGCCCCAGTCCAGCAGCGCCCGGCGCGTCAGGCCCGCCACCGCCTCGGCCCTGGCCGTGGGCGATATCAGCATTTTGGCGCGCCGCGTATAGAGGTCGATCACCCCGGTGATGCAGTGCCGGCCGTCGACCAGCATCACGTCCGTGGGCGTGCCGTCAAACTCCCACATCTGGTTGAGGCGCTCGATCTGCGCGGAGGCGCTGCCCACCGCGAGCATCGCCCGGTTTTTCCATTCATCCGGATTTTTGATAAACAGCAGCAGCCCCTGGTGCTCGGCTTTCCATTTGGCCACATACCGCCGGATAGATGACGGATGCGGGATCGTCTGCCCGTCGTAGCGGGCTTCAAGCCCCTTTCGGATGTGCGGGATGGACGCATGCGGAAAATCGGTCAGCATCGCCTGGATAAAGGCCTGCATGTGCTCGGGGATGCTGCAGGCGGTGTTGACCGTATATCTGGATGCCAGGCCCGCCATGCCGAACGCGTCAAAGGCCTCCTGCCACCGGCGCATTGTAGACCAGGAAAGGCTGGGCCGCCCCCCGCGGGATGCCACAAGCCCGATCACCTCGGCAGTCAGCGGTATCGCCCCCCCGACCAGCTCCCGGCAGAAGACCTCCGTGCCCCGCTTGAGCGGCAGGCCGGTCGCCTTCAAAAAACCGTCCCTGGCCTGCAGGATCTCAAACCGTGCCTCCGCCTCTCGTTTTCGGGCCTCAGGCAGGGCCGCATAATCCTTCAGGCCCTGCTCCTTGGCCCGCTGCCGGGCCTCGATGGCGGTCAGTTTTTCATCCGCCAGGGCCTCGCCCCGCAGCTGTCCGGCCTCGGCAGAGGCCCCCGGTGCGGCCGCCATCTTTCCGGCCTCAGACAATTTCAACGCCAGCTCGCCCCGGACCGCTCTCGGCAGCAGGGACGTAACGAATACGGCTTTACGCCCGCCGCGGCACGCCGTCGATATCCGGCCCCATCCTTCATCTGTCGCCCGCTGCTGCACGGCCCGGCGTGAGATGCCGAGCGTTTGGCTGATCTGATCCGCTGTCCATTCCGCTTGCATGGGTTATCCTCCTATGGCCATGGGATCGGCCAGCAGCCGCCGCCACTCATCGTTCAGGGCCTTTTTCGTGGGGTAGGGGCCGCCGTGCTTTCGCCAGCCGCCCGAGTGCGACAGGTGCACGATTTCGCGTGAATACTCATGTTTCCGGTACACCGAAAACCCCGCGTTCAGCAGCTTCACTGAATCAGAACCCGAATACATCAGATGCTCGCCCAGGATATTTTCTATCATCCGGAAACTGGCGTCCTCCCGCCCGTCACCGGCCACCGCCTGCAGCATCCCCACCAGGTAGCGCGTCACCGTCTCCTTGCTCGTGTGCTTCCAGTCATCGTCCCTGGCAAATGATACCTGCTCGAGCGCCGCGTCAAAGGCCGCCTTGAACTCGGCATCGATCCGCTCCTTGTCGGTGGGCGTTCGGGTTTTTTTGATCGCCTGTTTGATCTGCTCGACCGAATAATCCTTGGCCGTTTTTTTAAGGAGGGAGGCCGTGATCCGGCCGCCCGGCGCTGTATCGAGCGCCTTCTGCCAGACCACAGCCTGTTTTTCGGGGTCCAGGGGGGCCAGGACACGCGCCTGGCGTTCGTTGGCGGGAAGACAGAAGGCGGGGATATCGTCGGGTTGTGCGCCATCGCTTTCATCTGAATCGATTTCATTTTGTCTACCATGGTAGACATTTTGAAACCGGCCTTTGATGTTATCCACAACGTCAGTAGCATCGATAAGCTGATATGCCCTTGGCCTGGCGATTTCGAACACCTCTTTGACATAATGATCAAACGTATCATGACTGGTCCGGTAAAGCTTTGCATCCCGGATCTCGCGCAAAGCGCAGCCCACCTCGTAAAATGCCCGGAAGTTTTTCCGGATCACGGCCTCCAGCTCGTCGAGCCGGTGGGCCTCCCGCACCGACAGCGCGTTCGGATGACCGGCCGGTGCCGGAAACGTCTCGTTGAATGGGATAATATCCGTCATATCGAACTTCCTTTCATCACCTGTTGGATGCGCGGGGCGTCGATTCCCAGCCGGCCGGCCATCTCCTCGACCACCTCCGCGCCGAAGTCGGAAAACGCCGTAAAATCCACCCGGAGTCGGGGGGGCTCGCCGGGTGTGCGCCTGCCCACCAGCACGATCCGCCCGGCCGCCACGTCCTGCTCTATGTCCGGTTCCACTATGCCGGCCGCTGCCGTCTGCCGTTTCTTCATTCTCAGTGTCTGTTTCCGTCCCTGTCTGCGTCCCATAAAACGCCTCCTTCTTGTTGCTGTTGCTACTTCTTGAGTTCTTTTTTCAGCCGCCGCATTTCGGCGATGTTTTCCTCGAGTTTTCCAAGATTCAGTTGGCGCAGTTCCTCACCCGTTGCGACACGCGCCCCTTCCGGCGCCACGAGAGTGGACGCCGGCTCCAGGGATCGGGTGACCCGGTGAATCGCGTACAGGTAATAGGCCGGGATGGGATAGTCTGCGGGTTTGCTTAAATAGTTGTTGAACATGTGGATCGTCAGGGGCCGGCGGCAGGTGGGCGGGTCCGCCTGGGCCCCGGCCTCGGTGCGGCCGAAATAGGCGTTGACCGCGTCCACCACCTGGTCGCGCGACTTGCCGCTGGCCCGGATCGCGCGCTTGATTGCGGCCGCAATCTCGATGCACGCTTCAAATTCGCACTCGATCCGGTGCGGACGTTTCGGACCGGCCGCAATCGCCCCCTGTATCTGGCTGGTGGCCTCGATGTACCGGTCCAGTTTCTTTTCGAACGTAAAATCAAACTGCATCTGACGGGAATCTTTTTTACTTTTTGCCATTGCGTTTTCCTTCGTAATGACCTAAAAGTCTAGGTTAAAGTTATGTCTAAACGTTTTGAGGTGTTAGACGTTGACCCCTTGGCGCCGGTAGGCGATAATGAGGAAGATTGCAGCTCAGCCGGCCTTCCGGTAATACTTCGGCCAGATCTCGGCCACGGGCTTGCCGATCACGGCCGCAATCTTGTTCCGGACCGGCGCGGACACATCCCCGCGCCAGATCACGCAGTTGACAGTCGGGACGCTGACATGCAGCTCCCGGGCGATCTTCGTCTGGGAAGAGCCCGCCCGCTCGATCGCGTGTTTGATGTCTATAGGGTCCATGGGATGCTCCTTTTTTTGTTAACGTCTGAATGGAGGTTGAGATGATGCCGTTTCCGCTGAATTTCAAGCGCCACATCCGGGACAGTCGGGACGTTGAAACCGAGCTTCGCCGCTGTCTGACCGAATCGGATATACGGGCACTTCGCAATGATTGCCGCACTTTGAGCCGATCTGACTGGCTATACTGGATATCGCTGCACGACGGGCTGATAGCCGCATTTCTCGCCTTGCCGCCCACGCTGCGCGCCGATCACTCCGCATGGAATAAACCGCTGCTTCGATTCCGGCTGATACTGGCGGCCATCCAGCGGACCCGGCAGGCGCGCTCGGTGCTGCTGCACATCGACCGGCACTGCCTGTTTCCCTGGGCCGGCGGCTCCGCCCGGGATTTTGCCGTTCGGGCGGCCCAGGCGTTTGATGACATAGAGTTATATGGAGAATCAGAGTTATGGCCGTTTGACGGCCCTGATCCGTTCCTGGATTCATAGGGTGGCTCCTTTGGTTGAAAAGATTATCGAAATTGTATCAAAGCGTGTTCTCGGAAACGTCGGCATCCTCCCGCTGCTGTCCGCCGTGGCAGCCTTCAGCGTCCTGGCGTTGACCAGCGCACTCAAGCAGGCGGCACTCGGCGCACTGCTCGTTTTCGGGATCATAGGCATCGCAGAACATTTGTATCGGCAGGCCAACGCCAAGCATGTGAAGCTCATGAAACGTCTCGATGCCCGCAGGACCTATGATACGGAAACATTTCTTAAACTGGCGGACAGAATTTACGGGGTCAGGGGCTGGAAGCCGGAATATGAAGACATTACCGTCGGAGGATTCATATACCGCATCGTAAGTGCCGACAAGCCCGTCCCGATGAAGGCAATATCCGGGCCCCTGTGCCCCGGATGCGGAAAGAACCTGACAGTTTCCGTCGCATGGTTCTTCCCCTGTTTGATGCGGGTGGACTGTCTGTGCGGCTACCGCAGATCCCGCTTTGCGGATCCGGAAAAACTTTACCAGAAAGTCAGGAACTATTTTAATCTGCCTCGGTGAATGCGGCGTTTTTAAAGGCATGGTTTTAATCCTTTCAAACTTATGGAGGTTTCCATGAAATTTACCGCTGTTTGTTCAAATCCGGACTGTAAATTTTCAAGGACTTACGGTCGCGATGACACCCTTGGCAAATTCTGCCCGATGTGCGCCAAGGAGCTGCTGTACAATTGCCCTGAGTGCAATGGACCGATCCAGACAAGGGGGGCCGTTCACTGTGAAGCTTGCGGCGCCCCCTTGAAGCCGGCGCCTACTGTTTAGCACCGCAGTACACGCAATATTTGGTCTGGCGGTCAAACAGCCCGACCTTCCCGCAGCATTCCAGGCGGCTCTGATAAGGCCGCAGGTCAGTGGCGCACTGGGTGCAGAAGTTGGCGTCGGTATCCAGGTCTTTGTTGCCGCAGGTCGGACATTCGGTGATAATCGTCATCTTTGTCATAATTGGGTTCTCCTTTTGGGTTGAGTTGTTCTTAAAAGTTAGGCTGAATTATTAGTTTAGTTATTTTAATATTATCAATTTAGTTATTCGTCAATAAGAAAATAACAAAATGATTATTTTTAATGAGATAATTGAAAGGCTGAAGCAGTATACCGGCCTCAAAGCGAATAAAGATGTCGCCGAATTGTTTGGGATATCTGCGCCAGATTTCAGCAGAAGGAAAAAGCAAGGTACGCTTCTGCCTTTAATCGTGGAATGGGGAATTAACAATAATGTTAATTTGGATTGGCTTTTAGCAGGAAAGGAGCTTGAACCGCCAGAAAAACTACCATCGACACCTAACATCATAGAGTTAGAGCACTCTGATTTAATAAAAGACTTTAAAGACAAGCGCTTCGCAAAAGAAATCAACGTTGATTTACTCGAGATTGAACGGATAGATCCAGCCAAATTCAGAGAGACTGGATTTTATGTCAAGGGCGTTGCAAGCACATTGAAATCAATCAAGCAAGACACCGAGGGGGAACCAAACGCTGTGAGGAACGGCACAGCGGATCGGAAAAACTCGGCGAAGTAATCCTTCTGCCACCGGCACCAGCGCCCTACGGTGAGCGCTTCCCTGGCCTGGCCGACTACCTGGACCTGCTGCTCTCTCACGACGGTCTGATCATCAGCATCTGCATCCACGGCAACTACCAGCTCATACTCTCTCCTGATTCCCTGATCGGCAAAAACATAGCAAGTGTTCCCATACAATCGAAACAGGACATCCCCGGCATCCTGCAACGCACCATCCGCGACCGCAGACCGACGCGCTTTTGCTGCTGGATCCGGCACAACTACCGCCCCGGCCTGATGCTCCCGTTGGACGCCGGCGGATACGCCACCATGCGCCTGGCCCGCGGCCAGCCCGGAACCTTTATATAAGGAAATAAAATGGCTAAGAAAATGTTTTGTAAAAATTGCGGCAATATCGGAAAACCCAGAAAAGTCACACGAGGGTCAATCTTTATCGAAATTATTTTATGGATATGCTTTATCGTCCCGGGGATAATTTACTCGATCTGGCGCTTAACAACCAGGACCACAGTCTGCCCCCACTGCAGTACCCCCGGCATGATCCCCATCGACAGCCCGATGGCCCAAAAGATTCTAAGTCAATAG